AAAAGCCATATTAAATTCCTCCTATGGATGTTTGGCTTACAAATAAAGCTAAACGGTAATAACAAGAGGCTGAACAATCCGGGTGCAATGTAAAGCAGACTAGCTAATCTTACTCTACAGTGGGCCATCTGTATCAGGTAGGTCTTATATGATAGTTTAGACTTGATGAATTATAAGAACTATGGGTAGCTTATTTCTAAGGGCCATTACGTTTTTATAGATAGTACTAGTTATATCAAAGTGCGACAATTTTGTCAACACTTTTTTTTATCGGGCTGCACCTGTCATATCGTAGACAAATCGCCCTCCTCGAATAGCTTCCATAATTTCATCGGAACGCTTTTCGTATTCTACTGTTGACATTTTATTAACGTCAGACTCGGTGATTCTTCCATTAGATTCATCTGCATCTACAGAGGTTCGCCCTTTCTTAGTGACGATTGCTGCAGCAGCTCTCTTAGCAGAAATCTTTTTACCTTTATTAACTATGTTGTTATCAGCTTTATATAAATCAATTACCCTTGCTACTGAAGCTGGGTCATCTGAGTTTACATATAAAGCATCTTTTACCCACTTAGGTTGTACATCTACCCAGTCGTGAAATGCATCACTATCCTTTAGTTCGTCAAAGTCAGAGTGTATAGCTCGTATCTCAGCTTCAGCCTTTGCTCTGTCAGCTTGTTCAGCTATCTCATCTAGACGAGAGAGCCTTTCATCTGCTGCATTGTACATAGCTTGTGCTTCTTTTTTAGCTAAGGTAGATACAATGTTAGCAACGTCAGGATACTTTTCTTTCCACGCTTCTAACTCAGCTTCTGTAGTAGGAGCAGCAAAAGAAGAAGGGTCACTTACTTGAGCTTCTAAAGTTTTAACTTGTTCAACCAATTTGTTTTGGTGTCTACGAAGATCATCATACCTTTTCTTGTACGTCTTTTCTTCTCGTGTTAAATCTTTGTCTTCATCATTAGCAGCTTCTTTAGGAGCTTCTGCAACAGCAGCAACTTCTATTTCTGTATCTTCTTGTCGAGACTCCATAAGCTCTTCTATTTCTTTTTCTTCTTTTTCTGCTCTGCGTCTGTTTGCATTTGAGTGCGAACTGTCTACAAAGCCAGCTACTTTAGGGGATTCCATTACATTAAGTTCGGGCATTCTATATTCCTTTATGTTGGCGGTGGCATCACCGGGTCGCCTTATCGTTGATTATTATTTTTTAGTCTTTTTATTTTTCTTCTTAGTAGGTTTATTTATTAATCCACCTTTAGCTCTCCCACCTCTACCACCGTAGTTTCCTGAGCCTGAAGCAGCTAGATCTACTGCTCGTTTAGATGTTGATGAGAAACTTGTTCCGGGACTAACTTCTCTATTTTCTGCACCACCGTAGTTCCCCGTTGTTTTACTTGAGCTAGATTTACCACCTGTAAACCCTACAGGACTAGACGTTGGTGGTTTATTGTTATCTTCATCATCATATGATTTAGTCATAATACGATTGTAGTCTTCTAATCTTTTTGTTTCAGCAGCTCTATCAGCAGAAGTACCTTTTCCTGTTGCAAGTCTGTCGGCTGCTTTTTCTGCATCTGAAGCATCAGTAGCTGTATTTATTTTAAAAGTAGGTTCAGAATAAGAACCATACAATCTTCTTATATCGTCATCAGTTGCATAACCAAACCAATTTTCACTTCCAAACTTTCCTTTTTTCTTTCCCAGAGCATTTTTCATAGACGGAGGTACATACAATAATGTTTTAGATATAGCTTCTACTCTATCTTTTTTGCTTAGGTCTGTATTAGTCCATATATCTTGCAGTGCTTGTAAAGCTTTTACTTCATGTACAGCTAAGTCAGGGTTTGCTATTCGTTCTGCTAGAGTTTTAGTTATTTGATCCTGATAACCTGTAGCTGCTTTACCTTGTACCGCACCCATTAAACTAGGGATTGATCCTAATATACTGCTGCCCCCTTTACTGGACTCACTTATTAATTGTGCTAATTCACTTATAGATGCTCCCTTTGGACTTGGGCGTGTTACTAAACGTCCTGCACTGTCTCTTTCTGGAGGTCTATCGGACTCTCTATTATCTTGTTCTATTTTTTGGTTGTACGCAGCTAACTCTGGACTTCCTTGCACATAAAATCCTGAGTTTATTAATTGATTATATGCATTAGCATCAACAGGTACATCTCCTTTAAATTGTACTACTTGTATGTTTCCATTAACAGGATTTACCATAGTTACAAATCTAAATTCAGGGTTATTTGTTTCTAAAGGAAGATCATCTGGAGTAGCCGTAATAGCCGAAGGTGGTAGGTTAGGATTTAAGTTAGAAAGCACAGTACTAGCACCCGGAGTTGCGTACTGAGTAAGAGGGTAAACACTAGAAGGAAAAGACTGTGGTATAGGTTGTGGGTCATTTACAGGATCGTGGTATCCCCCATGTGCGTATCCTCTAACGTCACCACCCTCATTCATTATGTTTTGTAGCATAGCCATATCTTGCTCAGACAATTCTTCTGGGCTACCAGCCATCTGATCTTGCATAGGCATATCTGAAGGCATAGGCTCTCCACCTATTCTACCGTTAGCTTCCATTGTACCTAAACCTTGCATAGCTTGTGTACGTAAATCTTCAAAGAACTTAACACCAAAAAATCTAACTACGTTAGCTGGAACTACATACTCACCATCACTAAGTTTAGCGTCTACGTCATCACGTACTTCATTAGCCATACTTCCGGCTGGTATTGTATTGCCGCTTACAGGGTCTCTAGACATACCGTCATCGTCTAATCCACCCCTAGCAAGCATGTTCATTTGTTGTTCTATAGCCATCAGTATAATCCTTTTGTGTCACTATTAAATTCATCTCTCATATACTTTAAACGTCTGAGTGCAGCTATCTCGCCTTGCGCTCTGTATATTTTTTCTACGTCTACTTCTTGTTCTAATCTTTTATGAACTAAAGTAATAGTCTCATCTAAGTACTCTAAGAAAGAATCCCATACAGGTTTAGTGTTTATTATCTGTTTTAGTTCTTTCATGTGTTATTGCACATTACCTGTAAAGCCTTGTTCACCCGGTGTAGGAACTGTTCCTGTGCCTATAGTAGCTCCACCAGAGCCTTGTGTGTCTTGTACTTGAACTCCAGCAGGGGGTTTACTTGGACCGCCTGTAGGGGCTGCTACAGGAGGTGCGCCCTGTGGAGGTGCAGGAGGTGCTACAGCTTCAGGGTTTTCTTCTTTAAACTTTTTAAACATCTCTGCTTGAATAGCTGCATCACCCATAGAGTTAGTAACTTTGTCTGGATCTAAATCCATGCTCTTAGCTATCTCTCTAATAATAAAGTCCATCTTAGCAAATGGTGCAAGCACAGGGTTTTGCACTACACCTAAGAATTGCATTAATCGTTGGCTACGTACTTCATTAGCCATTAGACTTTCTGTACCGTTAGCTCGTATTTCTAAATCACCTTTAATTTCAGTATCGTAGTCAAACTGCATATTAAAACTAAAGAAAGCTTTACCTAATGGTCCTAATAAATAGTCGTCAACATTTTTAACTACTGTTCGTATGCTACCATTTGCCGCACCCATAAGCATAGATATACCTGATGCAGTACGTCCTACACCTGACACACCCGTTTGCCCGTGAGCAAAGCTAGGAAAGCCTGTGCTTTCATCAGCTAGTACACGAGCCTTATCAAATAGCTGCATGTTTTCTTGAGCTACGTTAGGAAACTTAGTACCAAAGATACCTTGTCCCGGTGCGCCACCTTGTCTACGGAATACTTTACCGGGGTAAACACTCATGTCTTGACCGGGAACTAAGTTAGTCTCGTCAACTTCTATAAGTAAGTTACCACTGAGTACAGCATTATCTACAGCCATACGCATAAAGCCATTCATTAGTGTCTGGGTATCATCCATGTTTTCAGCAATACCTACACCAAAGAAGCTGTAGGGGTTTATCTCATAAGGCACAGCGTAGTAAGGTATTACTGCAGGTTTAAATGGATTCATAACTAAACGTAATACTTGCCCATTACATACCCAGATGTTTACACTTACTTCATCGTGATCTTTTAATTCTTTAGGTATCTCAATGTCGTGATCTTTTAAAACTTCTACATCAACAAAACCCCAAAACTCTTTAACGTCATAACGCTCTGCAGAACTTTGTTGTGCGTCATCTTCCATCTCTTGTTCCCACCATTTCTTTTCGTAGGATTCGCCTAATTCTACAGCGTTATTAATAGCGGTAGGCCGAAAGAAAGGTCGTTTCTTTAATGCTCTCATTTGTGAGCGAGACATCTTGTGTCTTTCTAAACAGTACTCTGCTTCATCCATGTTAGCTGCATCAGGGTCAGGATAAAAGTTCCACACAGAAACGTAGTTAGTAGAAGGTACAGTCTTAACAACAGGATCATAATTACCTTCATCATCCCAGTTAGGGTATTCTTTATTTACAGCTAGTGGGCCTTTCATAATACCTGTACCAAACAAAGCTAACTCAAATGCAGCTAAACGTAATTGTTTATTAGCGTTTGATTCTTCTAGTTGGTCATGTATTTTCTTTTGCATTTTTTTAGCTGCAATCATTGCAGGATGAAATGAAACAGATGAAGGAGTAACAGGGCTACTTTCAACTAAAAAATCTCCTACAGGAGTTAATTTCTTTTCTAGTGGACCTAATCTATCTTTTAATTGACTAAGTGTATCTCCCGGTTGTAATACTGTATCAGGAGTTATTAATGGTTCAGGTTTAGAAAATGCTTCTCTAGATTGCTCAGTTATTTTTTGACCCATAGGATCTGTTTCAAACGATACAGTATCAGCTACACCTTCAGGAAGTTTTGTAGGATTAACAGTTAAAGGAAAAGTATTGTTACCAAATAATACTTCAACAATTTGACCATATGCTGCAAGAGTTTTAGTCTTAGTAACTTTAACAAACACTCTAGATCGTTCAGCTTCAGTAAATTTTACATCTGCAGAGTACAAACCTCTGTAATTTCTGTATGCATTCATCCATCTTTGTTCATCTACAAACCTAGCGTCTTCAGCTTTGCTAAATCGTTCTTCTACTAATTGAACTATACTACCTGATTTAGGATCATCAGAATTTTCTGTATCTTTAATATCCTCTAAAGAAGAAGATGCATCAGTTTCCATAAAGTTATTTTCATCTGCCATAAGTACTAGTATCCAAATGTAGGATCAGAAGCTTGAAATCCTGATCGGTGTGTTGCTGGGTTAAAGTCCCAAATTGAGCTGCGAGGTCTTGTCATTATACCGTATCGTAAAGCATCATACAAGTGATCTTCTGATTTAGTATCTACATCCTCTGAGTTATTTTTATCTAAAGGTATTGCAGGTAATTGTGATATTGTATTAGTACAGGTAGACATGAATACAAGACGAGGTTCGTCTGTAAACTCATCTACCTGCAAGCGTCTATGTAGCTCGTTTTTACCTGCCACTCGTGAGCCTTTAGAACGATCAGAAGGTCGCCATCGGCATCCCTTCATGTTCATCTGTTCTGCTAGGCTTGGACCTGTATCACCTCTCTTATGCCAAAGGGAGCTATCTAAGACACCGTACCGAATTGTTCCGTCTTCTTGTTCAGCATCTAGTATCATATCAGCTAGGTCAGTGGCTGTAACTTTAGAACAATATAATTCTCTATATACAATTAGTTGGTCGCTAGGCGATACTGCAAGCCAAAGTACACCTGTGTGACTTCCGTAACCGTAGTCGCAAGCCCTAAATCTAGACCAGCTTTGAGGTATTTTAAAGGGATCAACTACGTGTATCTTCCTATTAAATTCAGGAAAAGCAGCACCTTCGTTAACATCCCAGTTACCATCTAGTAATTGTTTCTTTTGGTGTTCAGGTAACGATAAAAGCATTGCTTCATAGTCACCACCTTCAGAGAGATAAGGATTGTCAAATAAACTTGCAGGTATAAACCTACGTTTAAACAGCGGTTCACCTTCTCTAGTGTGACCTTTAGGAAATGTAATAGTGTCGCCTGTTTCAACATTAGTAGCCCAAAATGGTTCTCGTAAAGGTGACGGATCAATAAACATTTTCTTAACCCATTGATGTCCTGCACCTCCGGGGTTTGTAGTAGCTCTCATGTACAAACCTAAGTCTTTAGCGTAGGCACTACGTAAACGAGATCTCATGTAGTCCCAAGCGTAAGGAGAACTCCACTGTGTTAACTCGTCAAAACCTATCCAGTTAAACGCCTGTCCTTGGTAGCGTGTAACATCCATATCTTTATCTAGGTATGACATCCAAAGTCTACCACCTCTAGGTGAGATCCATTGGCTTTTTCTTTCTGACCATTTAATACCCGGTATAGCACGAGGATATAACTCTTGGCTTTTTTGTATTAGTTCTCGTAGTTCTTCAGTAGTGTGTCGTACTAGTAGTCCACTAAAGTTAGCGTTGTTTAATCCGTGTAGTGGATCAGCTAACATAGCGTAAGATTTACCACCACCTGCTGCTCCACCGTAAAGTACTTCTCTTTCAGACGAAGACAAGAAGTCTGTCTGTGGTCCTTTATTAGGTCTAAAGACTACGTCCTGAGCTTCTTGTACGTCATATGCTGGTGCTACAGATTGAGCAGGTACAGCTTCAACTTCTTTAATTGGCGTAAGTTCCAACTTTTTGCGTTTCGAGGTTCTCGATTTCTTGGAGCGTTTGGGCAAGTCGCTGGGCAAGCCTACGTTTAATAACAATTGTTTTTTTACGTTTTCGCTCAATATCTATTCTTTTCTTTAATCCCATATGGGATATGCTTCTACTTGTTTGTTTAGTTAGCCACTGAGCTACTTCTCTGTAACTATACTGTAGTAAATGTTTTTTAGCTATCTCTAGTGCTTCTAGTTCTTCTCGTATAGGTTCTAACAACCTATCGTTATCTTTATTAACTTCGTAACCAAATGGTACAGTAGTAAGAGATAGTCTGGCAATAGTGTGCCATTCTTTTTCTTTTCCTCTTTTAGGTTTAGGTAATTCCCAATACCCTAAGTCTTCATGTTTTATTCGTTCGTACCTTCTTTAGCTGGTAAAATAAATACACCGCCACTAGATGAGTTAACATCTACACGTTCAACTTTACCAAAGCCGCCTCTATCTAATAGATCTTTAGCTGCTGCCATCTTGTCTCGTATGCCTAACTCAGTAGGATCATCTAAAGCTTTAGCCATAGCTACTGCAGCTTTAGGTGCAATCTGAACTAGGTACTCAGTTGTTGCACTCATTATTTCATCTTTTAAAGAATCTCTTACAGCCTTAGTAGAAGTGCTGTCACTATAGCCTGCAAGTTTTTTTGCTAAGGCATGATTACCACCTGCTTCATCGAACAAGACTTCTAAGAATTTAGTTTGATTATCAGTTAATACTCGTGTCATTATTTCTTTTTCTTCCTGCTAGGTTTCTTAGCACTTCCAACTTTTGCTTTTGCTGTCTTTGTAAGATCTTTAAAGTGAACTAGGGGTTTAGAACTTTTAGTGTGAGTTTTACCTGTATGTAAAGAACCATCTGGCATTTTATGATTAGCCCCATTATACTCTGTTCCATCTTTTAAATAATGCTGTACGCCTTTTGCCATGTTATTGTCCTTTTCCTGCAAATGCTGATCCTGTTAGTATAGCTCCAAAAGCTAAATGAAACAAGCCTCCACCCATTAAAGTAAATGGACTGTGTTGACCTGTTAGTTTTTTCATCAATTCCATTTGTACCATTGGTTCTGTTGTTGAGTTTATTATAGTCATAAATTGTGATATATCAGGTCTATTAATTCCGTACCAAATTGGCACGAACATAAAATCATAAAAACATATTAGTAAGTATATAATAAGAGCTGACCAACGCCAAGTCATTGTACTTTTTTGTTGAGGTGTTAACCCTTTGTGCATTTAAAGGCACGGTGGAGTACACATTAGTTTGTTAGTTCCGTAAAACATAACAACTATAAATACTGCAAGAGCTAAACCTATCCATATCCATTTGTTTTTCATTGTTACCTCTTTAGCATTTCTAATGCTGTTTCTAATGTTTCATTATTTCTACGAGTCCAACCTTTACCAAATGTTTTAAAGGTAGAAAGGCTTTCGTAAAACTGCTGACGAGTAGAGTGCATCTTAACTACTATGTCTTTATGTGTAAAGTTTGCAACAGCTTTAAGTGTCATAGGACCAATGCCACCATCAGCAGTAACGCCCACAATCCTCTGTAAGGCTTTCGCAGAACGGCCCACTCCACTATTAACGCCCCAGTCAAATACAGACCAATCAACTCCACTAGGTAGACCATCACATCTTCCTCGATCCCAATAGTTTTTTCTATAGATAGGAGATACATCTATTGGTGTCAACGCTCTCATCTCTTCTTCGGTGGCGTTACGATTAGTGTATGCATCGTATACAGCTTTAGTAACGCCTAAATTTGTCATGCCTCCGGGGTCTGACGGATGATTTACAAAACCACCTTCATGTTTCAGAAGCATGTTTAAGCAAGGTATAAAGTTTTCTGCACTCATTTCTTAGCTATCTTTTTAGTTTTTTCATATGAACGTAAACCGCCAAGCCCCAACATACCCATAAGAACAGTCATAAGACTACCCATATCAAAGGATGGTAGTGGTGGTAACTCTGCACCAAATATAGTAGCAAAGAATAGTATGCATGGTTGTAAGATAAAGTGGTACATTAAAGCAATACCACAAGTCCAACCAACAAATGGTCTCCAGCCACCAATGAATAAAGAACCCGACTTTGCCTCTTCCTGATTAACAGCAATTTGAGACATAGCTAGTTCTTGTGCGTGACGTTCAGCCATTGTAGA